GGGTTTTTTCTCGGTCACGGAACGACGGGGAAGTTGTTTTGAATCCAGGTGAGGTGTCGGACCTCCTGAATCGCGGTAAAGACCTTAGGTGTCTTGACGTCGAACTCCTTCCTGAACTTTTCCAGGAACTCGTTTTTGATCTTCGGCGGAAGATCACCGATGCTCGTCTTTAGTTGCTCTCTCTCCGCGTCTTTCATCGGCCGAAAATCGGCAGGCATACTCTGCACGGAAGGTGCAGTTGCAGGATTCGCCTTCACCTGTTCCTGTTCCTGCTCCTCTTCCCGGTAAGGATCTTCGATCTTCTCTCGAGCCCACAACTGCCATGCCAGCCCGAAGGTGAAGGCTGCGCAGGCCGCGAGTGCACGCCGATGTGTGTCGGTGAAGTCGCGAGCAGAGACTTTCTCGAAAGCGACCGGAGCGTTGTGGTTATTCATGACCGACTGTGGGAAGTCGGGCGTGCGCTCGCCGTTCGGTCCGGTGAAGTAGCCGACGACGTAGGCCGTGCCGTTCGGAGCTTCCCACACATGGGAACCCGAGGGCGAGGGCTGAACGTTGAACTGCCAACCGGGGGCTTTCTCGTGCAAGAGGTGCGCGACGCGGCACCAGTTGACGTAATCGGCTTTGTAACTGCCGGTCCCTTTTCGACTGACGTCATCTGTCGTAATGACGTCGCCGAGATTAGGAATCGAGAGCGGTGACGGTGATGGTTGTTCCGACGGGTTCGTCGTGTCGGGCATAACGCTTGAGGGAATGGATAGAGACGATGAGTGAGTCATCGCGCAGGACAGTTCGGGTTACTGAAAGAGCATCACCTACAGCACGAACGAGCTTGTCATTGTCGGGTGGGACGATGTGATGGATAGGTGCTGAGGGGACAGTCTCGTGAGTTCGTCCCTTCGCCGTGCTGAAGTGACCTTTCGGCCTAGGGAAGACAAACTCACAACGAAGAGAAACAGGGGCCTCTTTGTTCCACGATTCAGGAAGGTGCTCGAGGGCTCGCGCCGCTACGTCTTGCCGCCAGGAGTACAGTTTATCAGCGTTGTTTGCGACAACGTACTTACCTCTGCGAACCGACATAGAGCCCTGAGGGACAGGGATCCCGAGCACGGTGAATGTGAAACTATGCGGCTTGTTCTGCAAGGTAGGCTTGTGCTCCTTTAAGGAGAAGCATATTGCAGATCATCTGCATTGACGGCTCTCGCTCGGTTCGTGCAATCACAACCCCATTAAGGGAATGTTGCACTTCGATCTTTAGAGAGTCCTTTACTAATTCGAATGCCTTAGCGGCCTCTTTAGTAAGAGTCGCGTGAACCGTTGTGCTGCTGTAGAGATCCCCCTTTGTTTTATGCGAAGGGACGAGTTGGGAGGCAGCGGAGTGCGCTTTTTTCGGCACAGCGTATCTGCCCGGGTATTTCTCCTCGATATATGCAGCAAGCTCCTTTACGTTCCAGAAGAGCTTCCTCGGAGGAAACTTATTGGTTGTGAAATGAATCCCCTCTTTCATCTCTCCGGTGTATTTCCAACCGTAGAGAGTCGGGGAAGGAACTCGAAAGAGCTTTGACACGGCGGTGGTTGACATCCACTGAACGCCGTTTTTGTCCTTGAACTTGTTCATAGGTCGAGAGATTTACAGGCTGAGGTGACGCCCGCCTTGCAGTCGCGCAGGGTCAGGTCATCGAGTGTTGTCGTGAGGCAATACCAGAAGGCCCAACAGAGCAGGCCGATGAAGACGGCCCAGATCTGAGCTTCAGTCCGAGGACTTATCCGCACTTGCGGCCTCCTTCTGCATTTCGTCGTAGCGGGCGCGGGCTTTCTCGCGGGCGGCTCCGAGTGACCGGCAGGTCGACATGGATTCGTCGCGAAGGCGCTTGATCTTGATGTCGCGCAGCGAAACGTCGCGGCACTGATCGACGATCGCCCGGAGAACCGCGTCTGAGGCTTGGTCGTAAGCGCCCCACCAGGTTTCAAGGTCGTCGCCTGTTACGGCTTCGATCTTGTCCTTGCTGTCCTCTATGCCTTCAAGGCTGAACATCTTGTTGATGACGCAATCGAAAGCGAGGAGGAGGTGGCCGACCTTCCGGGCATCTCGAACGAGACCCCGGTGCTGATCGCGAATGTTCTCGTGCTGTTGCTTGTGGTGTTCGGAGAGCTCCTTAACTAAGGGGTCTTGCTCTACGAACTCGAACTTGCTTCGGGTCATAGGGGATGGAGGGTCTAGGGGATTCGCCCGTCCGTATACGGAGTAAAGGGTAAACGGCTCGGCCTGTCTAGTGCCTGTAGCGTTTCTGTAGCGATTCGCTAACGAAACGTCTCAAAACTGTAGGGGTCGCCGCGCAGCTATCATTCGAGCTCTTCACCCTGAAACGGGCGGAGGACAAGTGACCTGCAGCGGATCAGGTGTGAGGGGCGTCAGGCGCGCGAGCCGGTCTTAGTCCGCAACCCTTAGAAGTCCGGCTGGACGCACTCGAAGCGGCCCCACGCGTCCTCCCAAGCGGCGGCGCACTCGTCGGGGGTCTGACGGATCACCCGGCAGCGTTCCGGCCCGGAGACGACCGTCAAGCACTCCGAGATCCAAAGCCTTGGGTGATGCTGCTGCATCATCGAGAGGTAGGCCCCGAGTTGCGCTGTCGCGGGCTTTCGGCTAGATACGGCACGTCGGTTGCTAACCGTCTTCAGATCCCCAAGGACGACGGGCCAATCTTTTTCCGGCCCGTCCCCTCGAAGGCGAA